ACGGCGTATCAACTCGGCTCGCCGTATAAAGGCCAAACGAACGACGGCGCGTTTCGTGGCGGCAACGCGGCGGGTTTGTGGTTAATGGAAGCGACAACCGTAATCGGGCCGGCGTCCGGTGCAACGTTTGGAACCGGGACGGCAAAAATTAAAAAGGTTTCGGGAACGGCGATCGCCGACCATTCGCCGGGTTCGTCGACGGTGACGTCGACCGTTTACAATCTTTTCGAAAACTCGATCGGGATCGGTCGACGTTTCATTTGTTCACGAACGCTGGACGGCGAACTATGGGTGACAAACATTTGGGGACTAAAATCATCGATTTTATTCGAGCTTTCCGCGAATTTGTTGACGACGGACGCGACCGCCTCCGCGACATTCGACGATCAATTCGGCGACGGCGTCGAAAACGGCCAATCAACCGTTCCAACACTTAACAATTTGCCGGCTTCGTCGAATTATGTTTTCGACGGTTCAGCCGGGGCGAAAGGCGTGGCAATCATCGACGACCCGTTCGTCGCCGACGCGAACGCCGTCTATACGATTATTCAAATGGAATGTTCAACAGCCGCGGCCGGCGGTGGCGACGAAGGCGGCGGCGATCCCGGCGGCGGCGGTGGCGGGGTAACACCATAATGGGTTGGTTTCCGTGTTGTTGCGAAGGCGCGGGCTGCAACGTTTGTGATTGCTTTCCGTGTGGCGTCAAATTCCGATTGTCGGATGCTCCGACGTTTAAATGTTCGGCAAGCTATTTGACCGACGACGTGTTCCAGGGGGATTACGTCTATGCGAACGTGACGCAAAACACGGCGGGGTCGTGTATCGCCGAATATGTCGCCACCGTTGGAACCCAACCCGATATCACAATCCCGCCTGGACCGCCAGCCTCGCCGCCGTATTCGTGCGGAACGTGCGTCGTGTCGCCGGGTATTATGACCGTCCGTTTTGTTATTACGATTTACGGTCAATCAAATTGCCAGCCGCCGTGTAGCGACGCCGATTTCGGCGGCGCGAGCGTTTGCCAATATTGCGGCTTTCAATATGACGTGCGAATTTACGTCGAACCATTGATTTCGGGCAGCGTCACGCAAGACAACGAAGAATGGAACGCGATCGGGTATCAGCAAATCGGGCCGGATCGGTGCGACGACTACATCGCCGAATCGACTTCGCGGGGGTTTGCCGTTTGTCCAAACGACCCGGCGACGACGTACAAATTTCAACACCTCAATTTGGAATTGTGCGGCGGTGGGCCGATCCTTGATTTTTCCGACATTACGGCAACGCTTCTTCCAGTTGAAGACGAAAGAAATTCTTTAGGTGAAGATTGCGACGGCGTAACGGCTGGTTGTCGTTGTTGGTGGCAATTCAACCCGGTTTCGCCGCAAACGCCGCCGTGTACTCCAACGACCGACGCGTCGTTCGTCAATTGCATTGACGCGACCTGGGGTTCCAGTTGGCAGAATACCGATTGGGACGAAGACGGCACAATTCCGTCGACCGATGGTTGGTGGTTTACGGGCCTGGATTGTACCGACTTTAATAATCTAACTTTAAAATCCACCGACGACCCGGCTGGCGATTATATTCCTTGCAATTGGTCGCACAGGTATTTATTTGACAACGGAACCGATCGTTTATTTGTTGAAACGTATTTATTTGTTCATCAAGCTAGTAGTATTTTACTCGGAAATTCTGGGGCATGTTGGGACACTAAAGGCCATGGATGCACTGCTATCAATTCGTGGATTCAAGAGGATGTCGCATTAGCAACGTACGCGCAAAATAAATTTCATTTGCAAATGTGGTGGTATCAAATTCCAGTTCCGACCGGATTGTTCGGCGCACAATATGCCGTCAATGGCCGGTACGAATGGTTAAGCCAAAACGATTTCGCATTGTCCGACATTTGGACGAACGGCGCGGTTGCCGCCAATCCTTTAAAACCATTCGCGGCCGTGGCCGGCTATCAGACAGCGTCAAACCCATGGATGGCAAATTGCTCAACTGGCGGTTATTCGCAAACGATGTGTATTTTCACGCCGGTCGGTTCGATAACGTTCCCGACGACGCGTCCCGAAGAAATGCACTGCAAAAGTTTGCACACAATCCCCGACGTGACCATTTCGCCCGTCGCTTGCCCGCCGTAGGTTTAACCATGGACGACGAACAAAAGAAAATCGAACTTCAAAAGCAATACGACGCCTATCGGGCGATCGTAAAAAAACAACGCGATTTGAAAGCCGACGGCGAACGCATAATCGACGAACTAGAATCGCAAGGCGTGACGTCGGAAACCGACGTCGAACGCCTGGAAGGTTTGGGCGACCTAGTTCACGCGACGTTGAAAAAAGTCGGCGTGACCGAAGAACGATTCAAAAAAATCATGGGTTTAAAAGAGTGTAATTGCAACAAGCGGCGACAACTCTTGAACCGGATTTTCCCGTTCGTCGGTCAGCGTGCGACATAATACGTCGTCGCGTTGCCGCGTTTCGTATTGGCAAGAGACTTGATTTCGATTTCCGTCGATTGGATCAGCGAATCGACGATTTCGTCGAGTTCCCGCGATTTCATTTTTGTTTTGCGAAGCAATACCGACCGCGAACAAATGTTTTGCTTGCTGGAAAACTCGGCGATGATTCCGCGAACGCGTTTTCGGTTTTGCGAAAATCTATCTTCCGCGACGATTTCATCATTCGCCCGGTTCACGAAATTTTCGATTGTGTGTCGCGTGAGTTCGCATCCCCAAAAAGCCGCGGCTTCGTCGACGATCGGGTTTTCGCAATCGCGGCTCGTTGCGTAGATCAACGCCAGTCGTTTCGCCTTTTCAATCGCACGAACCCAAATCGACACCGACGATTCGCTGGTGTATTGCCAGGAAACTTGATCGATTTCGGTGAACAGTTTTCCGGCTTCCGGCGTCGTTTTGATGATTCGCGGTTTTGGGTTGTAGTGATCCAAATCGCCGCCGATCTTGAAATCACGCCACCATTTAACCTGATCCAAAATCGAATCGGGCGGATCGGCCGCAACGATTTCACGCCCGCGAAGTCGCGGGCCAGTGTCGAAAATCATTAGTCGGGCCGCGAAACCGTCCGTCAAATGGCTTTGCGTGATTGAATCCCAAAAATGCTCGGAAACCGTCATTCCCAAAAACGACAAACACGGCGAATCGACTTTTCGGGATAGTTCACGACGCGAAAACGATTTGTGTTTCCACAACGTTCGGTTTTCGTTCCAAACTTCCAAAAGCATGTCCTGAACGGCGTTCATATGTGCGCCGCCGACGTCGCTTCGCGTCTTGCGAAGAAACCGCCCGAATTCGTCCCACAAATAAAGTTTTTGCGGCGATTCGACCAAATCTTCGGCCATGGCGGAATCGCTCGTCACCTTTCCGCCGTAACAATCGGCCATGTCGGAACGTTGCAAAATGTTTTTGATGCACGTTTGCGGCGCTTGTTTGCCGCCGCCAGACGGAGCCAACGCGACCATAAACAGATTGGACGTGATCCCGTCGATCGACCGAATCTTTCGCATTATCAAAACCGATTGCAAAGCGATCGCACCGACAAGCGAAAGAATTCGATTCGGTATCGGGTTTTGGTCAAGCATATAATCGGCAACTTCACCAACCAAACCCGGCACGTCAAATAAATGTTCGGGGAAACCTTCCGGCGTCCGTTTTTGAAATCGCGAAAGAAATTCGTCCAAACAAACGTTGAATTCGCGAAGTTCGTCGGGTTCGGCTTCGACGGCCGAATGTTGAATTTGCGTTTCCGTCGATTCAAGCAAAAACCCGTCATTTTCGCCGCGTCTGGACAACGCCGATTCGATTTTGTGTTCCAATTCCTTTTCCGACCATGGCGGCACGCACGCGGCGTTCCAGCGTTCCAGAATGGAAAACGCGGTTTCGGGCGGCAGCATGAAACCATTGACCAGACAACACGCAAGACGAAACGTTGCGCCGTGGCCGTCGTTGCCGGAAACGGCCGCAGGGAACGCTTCGGCGTATCGCGTCGCCCGTTCGACGATCTTGTCGGATGTTTGTTCGTCACGCGTCACGGCCGATTCTGGGGCGTTGTACGCGGCGAAATAGCGGTTCGATAGGTCGGCCAACGCGTCGTCGCATGTTTTGACGGTTTGCCCGACCTGGATCGCGTTTCCGGTCACGGTGAAATAGCGGCCGCGTTGATAGATTTCGACGCATCCGGTTTCAACGTTCGCCCGACGGCCGCGACCGCCTGGAAGCGTTCCCCGCGTGAATATCTTCACGCCATGGCCGGACGGCGAAAACTCGGCGTATGAATCGAATTCGGCCAGGATATCCAACGCCCAATCGGACATTTGCCCGTCGACGATGCAATCGTCGATATCGATTCCGACAAAATCATCCGTGTCCGAAAACACGAAACCAATTCCGTCAAACCCGCCCGCGGTGTAAATTTCGACGGCGTTGTCGAACGTCGACCAGTGGGCCGGATCGACCGACGACGCCTTTTGACCGTTCGTCCGATATGGAACCTTCGTCGGTTTACCGTTGCCGCGTTTTTCGAACTTCCACAAAACCCACTGATTGACCGCCCGCAATTCGGCCGGGATCGTTTCAAAATTCAAATCCATTTTTCCATTCCGTAAAAATTAACGTTTGCCGCGCCTGTAACGTTCGCGGCTTCCGCACGCCATCGGTTCGAAATAAGCGTGTGTTCCATCAATTACAATTCCGCAGCCCAACACCGGGCGACGCGGAAACGGTCGGCCGTATGCGAAGGCGTAGGCGTCGCAATCGATGCCGCAGCCAACCGACAGCCCAAACACGCGATCGCGTTCGGTCGTCGAAAACTTCGCAAATCCGGCCGTGTGTATGTGTCCCATGACAACCGACGTTCGTTTTTCTTTCGCACGTTTAAACGCCGCATCGTCGCCACTTGATCCGGTTCCGTGTTCGTACAACACGCCGTCGAACGTGTGCGAAAATTTCCATTTCCAGCCCGGCGAATTCCAAACTTCGTTGTATGTTCGCAAATAGCGGTCAGGAATCCCCGCTTTTCGCGCCCGACGATAGTGTCGTTCGTCATGGTTTCCAATCGACACGGTCGCGTCGGGAAACGCACGAACCCAGTCGACCAGCATTTCGGCGGCAAGTTCGCTTTCGCGTTCCGCCGAATGGCCGTTTGGGTCAATGTCCCAAAAACTAAGCGCGTGCAAATCGACAATGTCTCCCGCAAAATGGACCGCTTCAACGTTCCAGGCGTCGAACGTGTCGCGAATGAATTCCAAGTAGCGGGGGTGGGTGAAAGGCAAATGAAGGTCGCCAATAATTCCAACGATCATAATTGAATCCGTCCATTTTTGTTTGTTTGTGTCCATACTAAAACAACAATTTTTGATCCAATCGACGGGCGATCGTTTCGCAATATTCCTCCTCGATTTCGATTCCGATTGCCCGTTTTCCGCATTGTTTCGCGGCGATTAAAGTCGAACCGGAACCGGCGAACGGATCGAAAATCGAATCGCAAACATTCGGTTCGATAATCGATTCGATCAGCCCGACGGGTTTTTCGGTCGGGTGAAACGTGTTTCCGGTTCGGTCAAAATTGCGAACGTCCGGCGTTCGCTTTTTGAATTCGTGACATGTTCCTGGCCAAAATGCGATTGCCTCCCAAATGCGGCCGTGTTCGTGTTGTAGGTCGCCCAAAGAATGAACGTTTTTAACCCAACACAAAAACGACTTCGGCTTCGGCAATTGCGGCAGGTTATCCCAACGACAAAACGAATAAACGCCGCGGCTCGATTTCGAAATTAACTTTTCGACGAAGTCGACCGGAAACGCGTCGTCGTTTGCGATTCGTTTTCGTTTTACAATCGCCTGCTTGTTTCGCCACCGCATCCCATACGGCGGATCGGTGATCGTCAACTCGAAACCGTTTTCGAAGGCGTCGGCCATGTCAAAGGCGTCGCCGTGGTAAAGCGTGATTCCGTCTGAGCAATCACAAATCGATTTGGAACACCGAAAACAAATCATTCGTCGCCGTCCATTCGATAACCAATCCGCCACAACGCCCGCGCGATATCCGCGGCCGATTCTTCGACGGGTTCCTCGTCCATGTCCCAAAATGCCGCGTGAAGCATTTCGTGAATCAGAATTTCCAGCCGTTCCTCCCCGCGGAGGTTGGACCGAATCCGAATCGCTTTCGCCCGTTTCGTTGGTGCGTCGCATTGTCCGCGGTCGTTGCCGTCCAGCAGCGGCAAAAAACGCAACGACCAGAAACGATTGCGGATTTTGATTCGGTCCAACATAACACGCGTCCGTTTGTGTCTATCGGTTTTCAATCATAAGTTTTGCCGTTTTCTGATCGATTCCAATCCGTTGCGCGGCCAAATACCATTCCCAACCGCGATCTATCAAAAAAAACAAATCTGTTTTTGGATCTCCAGACAATTCAGAAATTAAGCCTTTGTAAGTGTCAACCTCCCAATTTAGTAAATGTGACACGGTGCAGACGTGCGGGTTTTTACGGTAAACGTTGCGAAGTGATTGGATTCGTCGGGCGATCCAGCGATCGCACAATTCCCGGTCGTCGTCCGACATTGGACCGCGTCGTTCTTCGCCGGCGATCGCCGATAAAACACGCGGTTCGGTTTTGTCCGTTGGTAGGCCGGTCGCGTCGATCCAAACGTCGTTGTTGTCAAAATGGCAGTTCATCGATTGAGACTCCGTTCATTGAAATAATTTCACCATCGAACATTCGCGCGGCTTCGTCCACGAAGTCGCTCATTCCGCCTTCCGTGTCAAAAGGTTTGGTCGATGGAATGTCCGCCGAAAATGTCGCCGACGTTACACGTTGATATTTGCCGTCGGGTTCTATTTCGATCGTGTCCGGCTTCCGCAAGAAACCCGCCTGGGCGATTTTGACGGCTTCCGCGGCCGTGCGGGGGCATGGAACACCACAACGTTCGTCCCACCATTTCACCGCCTTTTTGCGTGCGAATCCGGTATGCTCGCAACAAATCCATTCGGACACCGTGTCGTTGAATCCGATCGAATAATCGACGCGAAGCGTTTTCGGTGCGTCGGGATTGCCGCGTTTTTCGTGGACGTGATACCAAACCGCGCGAACATGGCCGGTTCGCGGTTCGCCCGAAATGATCGCGAATTCGGTCGGTTTCGCGTCGTGTTTGATTTCTGGCGGCGGGAATTGAGTATTACAACGCGAACACATTTCGAAATCCGTCAAGCAAATTTCGAAACATTTTTGACAAACCTTAGTTTTCGATTGCGTTCGTTCGATCGCCTTTCCGTTCTTGGAATCACGCGGAACAATTTCGACTTGATCGACCGGGCCGTGTCGTTCGACGTTTTGGGCGAAATCCAAAATCAAACAATTCGATTTCGATTCGTGAAGCCGGAAGCCACGACCGACCATTTGATAATACAAACCAGGCGAAAGCGTCGGCCGAAGCATAGCGACACAATCAACGTTCGGGGCGTCGAAACCGGTCGTCAAAACGTCAATGTTGACCAGATACCGAACGTCGCCGTTTTTAAAGGCGTCCAAAATATCTGCACGAACGTCCGCGTCCGTGTCGCCGTCCAAGTATTCGACCGAATCGCATTTTTCGGCTAATTGTTCCGCGACCATTTTGCCGTGATATTTTCCCGACGTGAAAACCAAAACCGAATTTCGGTCGGCGGTGCGTGCGATGATTTCTTCGCTTGTTGTCGCGACCAATTCTTGGTTTCCGGTCAAATGCGATTGAAGTTCCGACGCAACAAATTCACCGCCGCGGACCGAAACGCCTTCCGAATCGCATTTCGCGGCAGTTGCTTTAGACGTCAATTCGCAAAGGTATTTTTGCGCGATCAATTGTTTGACGCCGACCGAATAGCAAATTTCGGTCAAAATGTTTTCTTCGCCGCAAACCATTCCGTCTTTCAATCGATACGGCGTCGCCGTTAGGCCAATCACGCGAACGTTTGGGTTTACGATTTGGGCGTCGGCAATAAACCGCCGAAACATCCCGTCGCCTTCTGTCGGAATCAAATGCGCTTCGTCGACGATTATCACGTCGCGACTTCCGATTTCGTCCGCCCGGTTGTAAACGGACTGAATACCGGCGACCAAAACGTCGTGTTCCGTGTCGCGGCGTTTCAATCCGGCCGAATACACGCCGACGTCGATCGTCGGTTGTAGCGACCGGATTTTGTCGGCGGTTTGTTCTAGAAGTTCCTTCCGGTGGGCAAGCAAAACGACGCGGCCATTCCAAGCGACCGTGTCCAGCATAAGCCGCGCGATAACGATCGATTTTCCCGCACCTGTCGGAAGTTCAACGCATGGGTTTCCGTCCGACGTTCGGACGTAATCCCAAACGGCTTCGATCGCTTCGGTTTGATACCAACGCGGCGAAATTGTTGTTTGTGTCATTTATTCCATTCCGATAATGTCACGAATCAATAGCGACATGCGTCGAAACGTTCGCGGGCCAACGTCCAACGCTTCGCAAATTTCCTCCGGCGTGCGACCGTCGAGCAACATGCGAAACGTTTCGACTTGCGTGTCGTTTTCCAGTTTTGAAAAAACGTCTTCGACGATTGCCAACACGTCGGGAAAATCGTCGGTGGTGGCGGGGTCGCCCATATAAAGGGCCAAACCCGTCGCCGAAAACGTTTTTGACGTTTCGAGCCAAGCCGTTTTTTGCGACCTGAATCGAAGCAAATTCAGCGTTAGTTCTTGACGTGCGTCGTCCATGTCGACGCCAAACATCCGCGACAAACGGGCCGCGCGATTGTTAATCCATCGTTCGTAGCGTTCGACCAAATCCATTCGTCGACCCGTCCGTTTGCGGTTGTTTGTGTCTTTAGCGTTTCCACGGTGGAACGCTGGAAGGATCGCCAGACGCGGCTGGCATTGGTGCGGCCGTCGACTTCGCGGAAAACGATTTGATTTCGTTTCGCATTTCGCCAGTGTCCGCCCGTTTTTTATTAACGATCGCAATCGTTAGCGGGATGTTCTGAAGTTCTGACGAATCGTTCGGCGTGTAAATGCCGACCGCCTGGCAAATTTCGCTGAGTCGTTGCCGCGAAATTTCAACGGCGTTTTTGGACGGATTGTTCAGGTTCAAACGTTCCCAAATATTCCGCCCAGAAAATTCGCCTTCCAAAATCTGAAAGGTCAGTTCCAGATAGCTACCGTTTCCCGATCGCGTCGCCTTTTCGGCCGTGTTCGTAATGGCCGCCGTATAGTTACCATTGGGCAACGGCTCGAATGATTTGGTCGGTTCAAATTCGCGTGCGTCAAATCCTGTCAATTGCATGGTTTCAAATCCTTTTTGGTTTAGTTGTAAAAATTCGCAAGTGGTTCCCACGACAACGGCAATTCGTCCGGTAACGCCAAACGGTTTTTGGCGATACACGTCGGCTTCGCCGTCGTTCGTAAAATGCGTTCGCCGCCGCCGACGGCTTTGACGGTCGTTTTGCCAAACGACCCGGTCGTTTCTTTCGTGAACGTTTTAAAGTTCGCGAAAAACACTTCGTCGCACCATTCGACGCAACGGGCCGAAATGATTTTGTGCAACTTCGGCGCGTAACGGTCGTAGTCGGAATGTTCCGGGTCCGCGAACCGTTCCGCGCGAGCGTGGGCCAATAGAATGACGTGCATTTTTCGATTTTCGCGAAGCCAGTCGCACGCGTTCAGAAATTGGTCGAACAGCCGGGCGGCTAGAACGTACCCTTTCCCATATTCGCCCGACGCCTTTTCGATCGATTCGACGCGTTGTTCGCTGCAAATCTGATCGTGGATAAGGCGTTCCAACCAATCGACCGTGTCGACGACGACCGTTCGGAATTCGTGTTCTTCTTCTCCCAATTGGCCGAGGTCGTCCAAAACTTCGTTGAACGAATTCGGTTTGGGGAAATGCGGAACGTCCAAGTCGTCGATCCCGTCTTCGGTCGGTATGAAAACCGGCTTCGGCGATTGTGCCGCCAACGTCGATTTGCCAACACCTGGAACGCCGACGACCATCATTCGACGACATTTGTTTTGTCGTCCGTTTAATACGTTCAACATGTCGAACCCCCGATCGTTGCCGCCAACACTTTCGAAAACGCCGTCAACGAAATTTCGAATCGAACGTCGTCGCCGTTTGGCAAATGGGCGACGATTTTCACGCGTTCCGGCGTCGACTTTTTAGCCGGCGCCGATTTCACGGTTTCCGCCGATTTGTTTTTCGTTACCCGTTTCGTGACCGACGACCAACTCCGGGCGTCGTCCCAACATAAAAGCGTTTCAATGCTGCAACGCGTTGTCGGTTCGCCCGTTTTCGGGTCGAACGCTTTAATGTCACCGGTCGCGATTGGAATTCGGAACGACGCACGATTTCGATTCAATCGCCGTTCCGCCTCCCGAACCGTGACCATTTCGCCCAGGTCCAACGGTAGATTTTTTTGCTTCATTTGATCCATTCCGCAAAAA